TGGGTGATTTATTAATGCGATTATTTTAAAGTTATGCCAATACCAAAACCAAGAACTGGAGAGAATAAAAAAGATTTCGTTAAGAGATGTATGGCTAATGACACTATGGCTAAAGAATATGGTGTCGACCAAAGATTTGCAATATGCGTAGCCCAGTGGGAAGAAAAGAAGTAGAGGACTACGATGAGAGGATAATCAAGGCCCTAAAGTATTGCTGGGACAAAGGCATCTATGCCTATCCTCTTGTTCACGATGGGAGGGGTAAGAGATGTCCAGATGTTAAGATACAAATGCGGATAGGTAATAAGAAAGTAACTGGTGAAATAGTTTATAGTCAGAAGGATGATAGATTGTACAAAAAGATAAATGAACTTTACCTATATCATTACGAAAAAAGAGAACAATGAAAATATCTGGATTAGAATTTGCTTTTAATAATTTAGACCAAAGGGTTCATATAGATGCTGCTCAAAAGAACACAAGATGGTGGCTTTTAGAGGATAAGCAGATAGAACTCGTTTTATGCGATGGAGAGAAGGTAAAAAAATACTGGAGAACTAAAGTAGATGGCGAGTTTGAAAAAATGTATCCAGATGGAATTAAGCAATATTGGAATAGGGAAAGTGAGCAACACAAATATATTAAAAGACAATTGCTGGAAAAGAAAATATTGCCAATAGGAAATAATCATCTTATTAGGCCACACTCTGTTGAAGCAGAGGTGTGGCTTGACTCTATTAAAAAAAGACCAGACATTGTTTTTTATGATAAGGATGGTAATATAATGTGCTTGATAGAAATATATTATTCCAATAAAAAATCACCATCAGACATAAAAAAATTAAGTGAACTCAATGTGCCTATATTCGAAATAAACGTGTCAAATTATGAAATCAAAAAGCCAAAAAATATTAACAACAAGGCAACAGTTAACCTCATATTTAACCCAGAAAGAACAAACAAGTATTCTGAAATTAAGGAGGACATTAAACAAACAGAAAGAGGAATTAAAGAGAACAAGCAAATATATAAGCCTCAATGGAGAGAAATTACCCAAATCGAAGAAGAAATTGAATGGACTGAAGAGGATATTAGAGGACTTGAGTATGAATATAAATGGCTTGAAGGAGAAATACAATCTGGAGGGATTCAAAGGATTGAAGAATATACAAAAGCAATTGGAAGAGTTAGAAATGACATTGCAAGTGAAGAAAGAAAACAAATTGAAATCGATTCAGCAATTAGAGATGCTCAACAAAGAATTAGAGAGATTGAATCAAGTATTAAAAGAGAAGAGGTGCAAAGACAATTAGAAAGACATTCTATGTGGGTTAAAATAGGGAAGGAAATTAATAAACAAAATCCTTTATTTTAGGTTATATAGTATGAATAACAATAAGAGACAGAACGATGGGCGCAAATATAATAAGCGTAAAGGTCGTGTAAAGATTATTAAGAACGAAGGGCAAGTATCAAAACCACAGATGTCAAAAGCAAAGAAAGATAGGGCTAAACAATTATCACAAAAGGCAATTAAGAATATCTTTGGTAGTGAAGATGCTATATGGGATGAGGTGGCTAAAGCAGCAAAAGATGGGAGTTATAAGCACCTTGAAATGCTTATGAACTATTCATATGGGAAGAGTGGTGAGAATAGAGCAGAGGCAAGACCACAACATAAACCACCCGTTATCCAGTTCATTAATAATGCTGGAGAAGCCCCAAAGCAGATTGATAACACTATTGATATAGACCACGAAGAAGAATAAGATGTTTAGTTATTACGGAAGTAAAAGCAAAATAATCAATTATTATCCTCCTCCAGAAAAAGATACTATCATAGAACCTTTTTGCGGAACTGCAAGGTATTCATTAAAGTATTGGGATAAGGATGTTATTCTTTGCGACAAATATCAACGCCTTGTAGATATTTGGTTGTATTTGCAAAATGCGAATGAAAAAGATATAAAAACACTCCCCGTGTTAAAAAGGGGGGAATGCCTTAATGACTTTACCTTATTATGCCAACAAGAAAAGGATTTAATGGGGTTTATGATACAAGCGGGAGTAAATGCCCCAAGATTAACTTGTACTGAAGCGGGGGTAAGAAACCAAAAGACCGCAAAGAAAAATATATTAAATAATCTACACAAGATTAAACATTGGGATATAAGGTGCTGCGATTATAAAGATGTTGAAAATATAGATGCCACTTGGTTTATTGACCCGCCATATCAAAATGGCGGTCAATATTATATTCATAAATCAATAGACTACAATGATTTAAGAGATTGGTGTTTAAAAAGAAAAGGCGATGTAATAGTTTGTGAAAATACTAAAGCAGATTGGATTAAACTTAAACCATTAAAAAGAATACAAGGTATGGCACAGACAAATACAATAGAGGCAATTTATTATAGAAAACAATAATGAGTGGTGTTAAGATAAATGTAAATGACAAGTACATCCCACTATTTCAAGGTAACACGAGATATTATGTGGTTACTGGGGGACGAGGTAGTGGGAAGTCATTTGCAGTGAACTTATTCCTAAATTCCCTTACTTATGAAGAGGGTCACAAAGTATTGTTCACTCGTTACACGATGACATCTGCACATACATCTATTATCCCAGAGTTCGTAGATAAGATAGAGTTAATGGGGGCGAGTGATGACTTCAGAGTCACACGAGACGAAATCATTAATATGCATACCAATTCCCTTATTATGTTTAAGGGGATAAGAACATCAAGTGGGAATCAGACTGCTGCACTTAAATCATTGGCTGGGGTGACTACTTTCGTTGTAGATGAGGCAGAAGAACTTGTAGATGAAGAGATATTTGACAAGATAGATTTATCTGTACGTTCTAACAGAAACACAAACAGAGTCGTATTAATTCTTAATCCAACAACAAAAGAACATTGGATATATAAAAGATTCTTTGAATCCAGAGGTATAGAATCTGGATGGAATGGGGTGCATAAAGACACTACTTATATACACACTACATACAAAGACAATAAAGCAAACCTACCAGATAGTTTCTTGCATAGTATTTATGAGATGAAACTTAAACGACCAGAGAAGTATGAGCATCAGATACTCGGTGGGTGGATTAATCAGCAAGATGGGGCAGTGTACACCAATTGGAAGACTGGGAACTATGTAGAACTGAATAAAACTTGCTATGGTCAAGATTTTGGTTTTAGCCAAGACTTAACAACCCTTGTAAAAGTGTCTGTGGATGATTTTAAGAGGGAAATATATGTTAAGGAGATATATGGGAAAGCGGGGATGAGTACGAGCGATATAGCCGCTAAAAACAAGCAATATGCTGGTATGGACTTAATCATCTGTGATAATCACGAACCACGCCTTATAAAAGAACTAAAAGACTACGGACTTAACATACAACCAGCCAAACAAAAGCAAGGGTCGATACTATCGGGTATCGCCCTTGTGCAAGACTATGATATGATAGTTGATAGGCAATCACACGGTATAATTCGAGAACTGAATAACTACACTTGGAAAGAGAAGGGGAGTGTCCCAGCATCGGGCTACGACCACTATATGGATGCGATTAGATATGCCGTTATGTTTTTAGCAGACAACAAGAATAAAGGGAACTACGTTGTAAGGTGATTACCCATAAATCCATTCAAACTTTTTGTCTCTTAACTGAAGCAACTGTTCTCTATATTGCTTTACTTCTTTGGCAAGGTTTAATGCATCAGTAAATTCCTTTTCATATCCTTCACCATTGTCTTCTTCTGCTTCTTCTATTGACTCATTCAATCCTTCTGCTTGATATAGCAAATCATCATACAATGCATCAAAATCATCTAAATCATCTTGATAGCATAAGTCTATCATTTTCCAGAATAAATCTAATGCTTCTCTACCTAATTTCATTGTTTCCATAATTACTTTTGTTTAATATGATACCCTATGTTTAATATGAGGGGGCGTTTAACATAAGGGGGTGTGTTTAATATGATGCCCCGTGTTTAATATGAGGGGGTATGTTTAATATGAGGGGGGGGGTCTGGG